AGGACTTACGTAACCCTCACTGGTGGGATGACTTCTATGCACACGAGGAGAACTTCTGGCACAGAAGCAATCTTAAGGCTGCTCAACTCAATAGTCGTCTTATTCAAGCAGTAGCGGACATCAACACCAGCATGGGATTAAAGGCTAAGCCCCGTCCTTCTGTTGTGGTAAGGAATAGACCACTTGCTCCAGCAGATGTTGCTAAGCTAGTGGGAGCTCGTGGTGACGATGTAAGCAGAATGCTGCTAGACACTCTGATAGCTGAGGGCGACAGAGACTTCTTTACAGAATATGTGATGGGCATGGTGAGGGAAGGTCAGGACATTGGCTTCACCAGAGAGTCTGTAGGAGCCGTCTATGACCAGATATGCGACAGCCTCATGGTAGACCCCAAGTCCAGCAGCTGGCTCCGAGCCCGTCGCTTAGAGATTGACGCTATGGCCAAGGACTTCCACGACCTGTTTAATGCGAAGCTGCTTCCCAAAGAGCAGAAGGTAGCTATTGACAGATACATAGATGAAGCGGCTACTAACGCTAGTCAGATTACCTTTGACAAAGGCAACTTTGACCAGCTTCGTCAGACCGCCTACGACCAGGCCGAAAAGTGGTACTACAAGGAGTATGTAGACTACACCAACGCTAACGTCTTTGATGCTATGATGAAGACAGTTTATCCCTTCTGGACTTATGAATCTCAGCGATGGTTCTGGCTTCCTCGTTCCTTCATCAGACATCCCGGCACTTTGACTGCCTGGGGACGCTGGGAGGATAACACCGACTATGGCTACATTCATATCCCCGGCACCAGCATAGACATCAACCCCTTGCGTGGTACAGTATATGGCACTTGGTCAACTCGCCTTATGCGCCGTGACTTTCCTGAGTACTATGACGAGCTTGAGGGTCTTGGTGGCACTGTGGAGTTTATGGACTTTCTTAGTCGCTACGGCTTCTACCCGAACGTAGTCTTCGGCGCCCTCCAAGCTCAGTTTGGTGGCCGTGAAGCGCAGATGGGAGGAATCCTTCCTTCGTCCTTTACAACTCCACTCAACGCTTTGATAGCAGCCTTTCCAGACAATGAGCTAGTCAGCTTCATCTCCGAGCGCATTTTCTCTGAACCCTTCCGCCGTTATCTTACTGCTCGTAGAGTTGACGACCTAGGCGGAGACGGCTCCCTGTTGTATGCTAGGATAAAGGCGGGTGAGAAGCTTGAGCCAGAGGAAGAACAACTGTGGGCCGATGCTCGCCAAGACGTAGCTGCTCACAGTGCCCTGTTTGAACAGACTGGTATGATGCGTATGAGAAGCGATGAGTCCTATGCTGTTTCTAAAGCCGCCGAGCAGTTTATCTATGAGCAGTACGGCTTTACGCCGGAGCAGCAGAAGTATGCTCGCCAGCACAACATGAAGCTTTGGGATATGGTAGGAGGCTTAGACCCCTGGGAGACTGCTGTCATGCAGGAGCTAGAGTTCTTCAAGTACAGTGGTAGTATAAATCCCGTGCTCCCGGGCAAGCAGCAGGAGATACTCAATAGAATAGAGCTATCTTGGAGTGATGTCAGGAGCTATTCTGAGCAACAGCAGCAAGAGATACTTGAGCTGCAACAGGACTTCTTACGTGGCTCTGAGCGTGGCCGTCTTACACCAGATGGCTTCCTTTCCCGTGTTCGTGCGCTGTACGATGAGCGTAGGCGTTACATTGACCAGCAAGTTAAGGAAGAGCCCTTGATGCTGTTGGAGAATCGTGTGGACTATTACAAGAAGTATGGCCAGACTATGCCCGTCCAGTCTCCGTACAACGAGCTGCTGGGAATGTACTTTAGCATTAACTTAGAGGAAACAGTAGACCCCGGCACTGGTGAACGAGTATATAATTGGGACAAGTTCTGGGCTAACCGTGAGATGATAGCGGATGCTATTCCTGAAGCTGACAAGGGTCAGTGGGAGGCTTACTTAACCCGTAACACTGCTCCTGTAATGCAGGTCTGGCATGGTGTTTATAGCAATTACTTCCGCAAGTACTACGGAGTGTGGGATGCTGTGCTGGCCTCCTATTCCGAGGAGGAACAGCAGCTCATTAACGAATACCTATTCCTTGAGAGGACTGGGCAGCAACTTGAGCGTCAAGCTCAAATCAAGGAGATAGTAGCAGCTAGTGGAGATAAGCTAGTGGCTAGCTTTCGCTCTGAGGTCTCCAAGAGTCGCTCTGCGCTTCGCTACAGGAATCCGAACCTCGATGCTTGGTTATTTTACTGGGGTCGCACCACTTCCTTCCAGACTCCACAAGCTGAAGAGGTATACCGCCAGATAAGTAAAAAGACTGGAAGGAGAATAGACTGATGCAACTCAAGTTATCAATCTGGAAACTTACAATCACCATAGACCTGTTTGATGTAGACCCCTTTGATAGAGACATCAGTTTTGGGATTACTATAAGCTGGTAGCAGCAAAAAATATAATTAGAAAACCTGTATATAGTATAATATATATCACATTTTGCTTTATACAGGTTGACACCCAAGGAACACTTATGGTATAATAAAGTCAATCAAGGAGGGACGGCAACATGGTTGAAGAGAACAAAGGTGAAGGCAACGGTACTAGTACTAAGGAAGTGACCTATTCGCTAGACAAGGATGGGGCTCTAGTAGCGAAGGGAGCCGATGGGGAAGTTCGCTATGTCAAGGAGTCTGACCTTCTGGCGGTAAAGGGGAGCAGGGAGACTGCCGAACAGCGGGTGAAGGAACTTGAGGAAGCTGCGTCTACAGGTGGTGCTGAGACGAAGACAGAACTTGAGTCTACTCGCCAGAAGCTACTCCAAGCTGAGGCTAAGGCAGAGAGCTTAGAAACTAAAATAGCTGCCGCAACAGCCGGGTCTGTCGAGGCTGAGAGACTAAAGACAGAACTTGAGACCGCCAAGCGAAGCGGGGAGAACTTGAGTAATCAGGTTCTGGAGCTCCAGAGAACTCTCATCATGGCTACCTATGGTGTGCCGAAAGCTACTGTAGAGGCCAAGACCAAGGAGCAGTTAGAAGCCTACGCCGATGCTCTGTCCGCTGTGACAGGGAAGCAGCTAGGTAACTATGCTGCCGGAGGAGGCTCCAGTGGTGGAGACTTCGAAGGTAAGAGAGGGTTGGAGCTAGCAAGACAAGCATATGAGTCATCTAACGCTAAATAGGAGGATACAAGCCAATGGCTGTAACGCTTGCTGAATTACGCAAGATAGAAACTGACCCGCTTCGTGGCTCGGTCATGGACACAATGCTGATGGAGTCAAATGTCATGCAGGAGTGTCCTTGGGAAACCATCGGGCAGCTTTCAACTACCATAGTTCGCTACGCTGACCTGCCGTCTGTGGGCTTCAGAAAGGTCAATGAGGCGTGGAGCGAAAGTTCCGGCACCTTGGAGCAGCGGACTGAAAATGTCGCTATCATGGGTGGTTACATAGACTGCGACAAGGTAATTGCCAGAGCCAATAATACCATAGCCGATACAAGGGCTACCCAGCAGACCATGAAGGTCAAAGCTATGACCTACAAGTTCAATGACAAGTTCATCAATGGCAACCCGCAGTCCGACCCAGAGGAGTTCAAGGGGCTGGAGAAACGAGTGGACGACCTCTACAATGAGGGCTTCACAGGCCAGAGGATTGATGTAGCAGGAGGTTCTGTAACTGAAGGAATTCTGAACAGTTCCGCAACCAGACACAACTTCCTGGATAAGCTCGACCAGCTCATTTACGCCATTAAGGGTCACAACCCTAACTGGCTGTTTATGAACGACGCCACGCTACTGGCTATTCGTTCTCTGCTTCGGCGAGAGCAACTGCTTGATACTACCAAAGATATGTTTGACCGCCGAGTAGACGTGTATGGCGGCGCCAGAATGGTAGACATCGGAGTTACCGCTGACCAGACCACGGAGATTGTAGCCGAGAACGAGACCACTGGTGGCGGCACTACAGAGTGCTCCATCTACGCTGTCAAGTTCGGTGTCGGCGAGTTCATGTGGGGAATTGAAGAGTACCCGATGGAGATTGATGACCTTGGCCTAGTGTCGAGCTCACCTCACCTGTACAGAACAGTAATTGACTGGCCGCTAGGGCTAGCAATGGTTGACCCTTACTCCATTGCCCGGCTGTTTGGTATAATTGCCAGCGCAGCTTCCTAATGGAGAGCAAACTAAAAGAAGGAGGAGTATAATGCCTTTTGATGCAAATTTAGTATTGCATGATGGCACAGCAATAACTGCAGACCTTACGCCCACCAGCGAGACTCGTGCTAGCGGCAGTGCCTGCATTGACATTCAGGCTGGTCTAGGTGCTACTGGCTCTGGGCTGCTTAGTATGGCTGCTGTGCTGATAGACCCTGATGGGCTTGGGGACACAAGCGACAACGTAGCAGTAGACATCCAAGCTTGTGCCACCGTAGACGGCACTTACGTCACGATAGCATCATTTGATGACATAGGTGCCAGCAGCGCAGCTAGTCACGCTGGTAGCGCAGCATCCACGCAGATAATTCGCTTTAGTGTCGACCCTGCTTACCGCTACATCAGAGCCTACATCAACATCACCGATGACAGTGGTAGCGACTTCAGCGAAGTCTTCTACGTACTGCTTAGTCCCTACCCATACTACAGGCTGTAGGAGGTTGTGATGGCCGCACCCAGAATTACTAACATCGAGTTTGAGTCTGGCTACATAGTGCTGACAGATGAGAGCAGCAATAAGACTCGTCATCCGATTGCGGATATACTGCGAGCAGCTGACATACCTGCCATTACCTATAGCCAAGTCGCTCAGATAACTACCCTAGCAAACCTCGTAGCTGTTCTGGTCAGGACGCTCATAGACAGAGAGGTTCTGGATGAGAGCTTCCTTGAGGAAGGCGACTTCAACCTTGACGACATCGTTGAGACTATTGAAGGAATGGGCGGAGACTACGGGGAGCCAGACTTAACCTATTAGGAGGAAGTATGCCAAGATTAGAAAGAGACCTTGATTTCCAAGATAAGGATGCTGAGCTTCCTAACACCGAAGACGGAATCCTGAGAGTCATCTTGGAAAAACTAGAGGAGAGTGACTGAGATTGCTAGCAGCCTGGTCGATTCGGATACGCTATTCTCGGATAGTGTGCAATAGGCGATTAAGTTCGAGTGTTGGCTATCCGAGGGCTTAAATAATTCTAACAAGGAGGAAAGAAAGTGATTACAGACATAAAAGCTAAATCTGATTCCTTTAGTCCTTCCACGATTTCTGAAGATGCTATGGGCTACCTAGCCATGACCAAGCTGGGGCAGCTCTTCACCGCCGACTGGCACCAGAGACTCGTACTGGCTGGCTTGGTCTTTGAGCTTCCGCTCGGCACGACCTCTGGCGATACCACCGCTACTGGTCTTACTGGTAACGCTGCTCATGACAACGACCAGCCCGAAGTCGTAATAGCTATCGACAGTGGGTGGCTAGTCCCCGTCGAGATTGAGATAGCTGTCCAGGTCAACGACGATGACGCTTACGATGACATGACCCAGATTGGCATCTTTGCTGACAGGTCACAGACGGTTGCGGCTGGTGCTACTGGAACGGTGGCTACTGCTGTTAACCTGCTGGACGGTGCCGGAAGCTTCGGTGGAAGGTGCTATACCACCATTACTGCCGACATCACTAACCCTGTAGGCTCAGATGTCCTAGCCTTCAAGTACTGGGAGAACACCCAGCTAGCGACTGAGACTGGTGGCGGCACGTGGCAGGAGAAATACTACCACAAGCTGTTCAAAGTCCCGACGATTCTGGCTGGCCCGTGCTCCATCTTGGGCTACGTAATCGGCACCATGACTCCAGTTTACTTCGGGTCGATTAAGTTTGCTCATATACCTGCAAGCTACGTGGACGTTGCCTAGCTACTAGGCACCTATGAGGGGAGGGTGGAGCAATCTACCCTCCCCGACTGTAGAGAAAGTAACGTGAAGATAAGCATTCCAAGAAGTCTTAAGAACGGAAAGCTGGGCGATACAGATGACTGTGGCACTATGTGGTTTGAATATCATGTCAAAAGTCCGCTGAGGGCTCTGCTCATAGGATTGATGAGGCAATACCCAAGAGCTACTTCAGTCAAGACTAAGAATGGTAAGGCTTGGCTAGAGATAAAAAGAAAGTACCTTAAGTACGAAAGGATAAAACGTATCAAAGCTCTGGCTTCTCCTGCCTTTGATACGATAATCGGAGAGCTGGAACACGATGCTCCTTATGGAACGAGGATAAACTTCATAGTGCTTGAACTTTTTATAGCTGTCATAGAAGGACGATACGACCTGGGTGAGCCTTTTGGTAACATAGGAGAATATAGCTGGGAGTTAGAGGAAGTTATGATTGCTGAAAGACTCCCTGAGCTATCAATGCTTGACGAAGCTGCTGCCGAAGAGATAGCTCAGGCAGTCTTCCAGTAATTGAGGAAGCAAGATGATAACTTATGTTTTTGAATGTACAAGCTGTAACCACAGGTTTGAGGAGCGACAGGGTATGTTTGAGGAGAGGAAAGCGAACTGTCCGAAGTGCGGAGCTCGGGCAGAGTTTCGTCCTAGCTGGACAGGTCAACTGCTCTTTAACTTTCCTTCCTTAGATGCCACAGAGATAATGAACAGGGAAGGCAAATGGAATTACTAAGGAGGTTACTATGCCAGTACCAGAGATTGCTGCTTTATCAGAAACAAGCATGGATGCCCAGATTAAGGCTGCCATTTCAGCCTGTATAGCTACTGAAGTGAAAGCTGGCAGACCGCAAGACGAAGCTGTGGCAATGTGCCACGAGATGGTTAGGGGCAAGACGGGCAAGGAATTAGCGCCAAAGGGAGGCTAAGATGCCTAATGGTAATGAGCTTATAAGCGACATGGAGTTTGAAGAACTGTTGCAGAAGAAATCCAGCAGGCCCCTCATAGAGTTTATAGCCAGACAGCAATTACAGCAGAGTAGGAACGTGCGGGAGATAAGGGAGGAAGTCATGTGCAACAAGACTCGCAGTATCGTAAATCGCTTTGCTCTCATAGCTCTGGTACTGGTACTTATAGCTCTTGGGGTACTATCGACAGAATGGCTTTCTTTATTCTAGGAGGCAACTATGGCAAATGAGCTTAAGCACAAGGATGCTGGAACCAGCTTAACCCGAACAGAGGATAACGCTACTGACAGGCATTACTTCGACAGTCAGGCTGCTGGCGATATACTCTACGCCACAGACACCGTAGCGAATAGCGGCGTACTAGCTAGGCTTGGCATAGGAAGCACTAATAAAGTTCTTACTGTCATTGGTGGAGTACCTACGTGGCAATCTACCTTATCTGGGCTTACGCTGACTGCTCCTACTTTAACCTCGCCTACTTTTACGTGGACAAGGGTTAGGACTAACCTGGCAACCAATGACCAGATTGTTCCGACTGCAACAAACAGGAAAGTAGCACTTAATGCTGAGACGGCTGACACCTTGGGTGAGTTTGTAACTAGTCAGGAGAGCGGCACTACAGATGGCGATGGAACAGGAACCGATAAGCTCATTGATGCGGGACAAAACTTCGTAACCACTGTTGCTGTCGGAGATGCTATCCGTAACAATACTGATGGCACATGGACCGCAGTTACAGCAGTAGATGACAATGAAAACTTATCAGTAACAGCCGGAGAAGGATTAAACACAGCAAAGGCTTACACCATTTACAGGTCACGTTTCACTGCGACAGTAGCTGGCGCATTTGTTGTACTTGCTGGAATTGGCTACTACCCTACAGTGGCCGACAAATACTATGACTTGCTCATCTATAAGAATGGGAGCGCACTTCAGAACACCCGACTGCACTCATCTGGAGCCGCCATAAACAGTGTCATTCTTTTTGGGGGCGATATTATTCCTATGGCTATAAATGACTATCTTGAGCTATGGACTTACCATAATGCTGCAGTAGCCCAAAATACCACAGCGCACGCTTCTCGAACATTCTTTTCAATAGCCAAAATAGCATAAGGAGGCAACTATGAAAACATACCAAGTAATCATATCAGACGAGGAGGAAAAGGCATTACTCACTGACATTCCTATTCAGGAGTGGCTGAATAATGCTATCCACAATAAAGCTAGGCTATGTATTGACAGGATTGTGGAGGAATATTCAGACAAGCAGCCTAGCAAGATTAGCCAAGCCGAGAGAAATCGGATAGTCAGAGAAGCCAAGATAAGCCCGCTGCTAAGCACTCTGGAGGTGAGATGATGCCGTATCCTTACGAGTACCCTTTTGCCTACGACGAAAGCGTGCAGGGGAATACCACAGCTTATGCTTCTAGTGTCTTTGGCAGAGTATCCAAATCTGCTCTGCGAGCCATTAGTCCTATGTGGGTGTTTGTCCTTGGCCTTATAGGAAGGTTCTTCTGATGCGAACGCTCGATTCATCTCTGACAACAGCACAGCAGGCTGCTTCCCGCGAGCCCTACGTAAGACTCTACCTCGATAATGAGGGCGGCACTACTCATACAATAGACACTACAAATGTGCCGAATGTCATTGTCTATGTAGAGCAGTGGGAGGAAGGGTATGCTGGTCTCACTACTGTCAGAATGATAAATAACGAAGGCTTCTTCACAGACAAAGACCTTCGTGGCTATTTACTAACTGTAGGCTGGGGCTATAAACTTAACTCCGTCCCAGACTCAACTTGGTACTCCAACGCTGCTCCGATGCGGGTTCTAGTCCAGCGAGACACTAGCTACGAGGGACACTCCGTCACTGAGCTCATAGCTGTATCCAAGTGGGCGGAGCTAGCACAGGACTATATCTTCCAAGGAGGAAAGAAACTTAGCGGGGAGATTGCGGGGGTCTTTACTCTCGGAGAGCTAGTGACAGGCGGCTCCTCTAGCGCTACAGGAAGAGTCTCCGCTATTGGGCATGAGACTGCCACAGGAGTTGGCTACATAATAGTAACCAGAGTATCAGGAACTTTTGAAGCAGCCGAAACTTGCACTGGAGGGACATCTGCAGCTACAATCTCTGACATAGCTACTCCTACTGATAACTATGGGGCTTTAGTGTATGAGTCGGGAGACACCACAACAGAAGCCCGAATAGAGGCCTTGACGGGTCTTACTGTAGATGTAGACGAGGATGACCCTAACGGCTCTATGGCCGACAGCCCAAAGCTGGAAGTAGCTGTAGGTACTCCTGTTCGCCAAGTCCTGCGCAGAATGCTGCTCCGCTCCAAGTGTGGGCTACGGTATGAGAGTGATGGGCATCTTCATGCTTTTTACTTAAATACAGAAGCTGCCACACAGTATAGGTTTGCAGCTACTCATGCTATGTTCCTTAATATGAGGGAACGAGCCTACATCATTCCTAACACAGTGTATGTTGTCAGCGAGGAAGTGAACGTTGACGGCGCTCCAGCTTATATTGGTACAGCGAATGACGCAGACTCTGTTGCAGCGTTTGGCACTCTGGTGGCTCCGATACAGGTCGACCCTGATATAGCTTCCCAGGAAGATGCCGACAACAGAGCCTCAGCTTGGGTAGCTCAGATGGTAGCTCAAGCCTACCAAGGGCAGATTGTGGCTCCTCTTGAGTGCGGACTAGAAGTCTATGATATGGTTAGCTGCGTAGATACTAGGCTCAACGCTATCTCGAAGGGACGTGTAGGAAGGATAGAGCGAGTCTTCGAGCCCTCTACTAGGACTTATGAAGTTAGAATAAATCTGGGGAGCTTATATTCTGTCCCCGGAGCTATGGATGCTGGCCCAGGCAGTATGGAGAGCGACCTCCGAGACTTGACAAACAGCTTAGATGGAGCTCCTCCTAGGCTATTCACTCCCCTGGCAGCTTGGCAGCTGCTCAAGCAACTGCTCCCCTACACCATTGATGTAACCTTTACTGCCGACGACGATGACGACGTATCTTGGAGCTCTGGTACAATTACCTTTGCCAATGGTCAGACACAGGCAGTGAGTTCTGGAAGTCTCAATCTGGCGAACTCTAATCCCTACCATATCTACTGTGACCTGAGTGATGCTGCTCCCGCTACGTTGAAGAGCAGCCAGACCTTCGGCGACGCCACTGGCGGGGAGAGAATACTCCTAGCGTTTGCTGTCAAGGGAGCTAACACTAGCACGAAGGCGCTTGTGGTTGCAGGTACAAGAGGCCCGAAGCTCTTCATAGACACCTTGTCGTCAATCACCGGTAACTTCGGGCTCATCACCGCAGGTGAGATTAGAGTAGGCACTGGTACACTTGGTAGTAACTTTACTGGCTGGCGCTTCTGGGTGGATACTAATGTAGGCAGAATGGCTGGTTACAATAGCGATACTATCCAGTGGTATAGTGACACAGATGGAAAGCTGTACGCTGGTGCTGGTGCCGTTGTTATGGACGCAACAAATGGCATTGTAGTCACGGGGGAGAAAATCTACTTTTCTGACGGCGCTTCAGGGCTTGGGATAATTAAGCAGCTGGCTAGTTACCTGTGGATAAACTCTAACACCTACACTAGGCTAGGAGATGAAGTCCGATGTTCAGCAGACCTTGACCCTTTAGCTGCTGGCTCTCAAGACCAAGGCAATGCCACATACTATTGGGACGCTATTAGCGCTAAGGGTTTCTTTGACCTTGGCTGCCCGCTCCCGCTAATAGTGAGTTCTCTGAAGCAGATTAAGGGTTTAAGGACTAAGGTGCGTAGAGTAACCCTAGAGGACGTGGACAAAGAAGCTATGGGAAAGCGAGCCAAGAGAAGAGTAGAAGCTGCTGGCGGGCAAGGCAACTTTGAAGAGTGGGACTTAGCCTCCTTCCCAGAAGAAGTGCTTTCTATCCCTACCCAAGAGGAGCGAGAAGACTATTATCTGGACTATCTGAAGCAGGAGAACCATCACCCAGAGATTGTGGAATCTTCTGTACAGCGAGGACTGCCAGTGCCTCCTGAACCTAAGTGGCAGGAGCCAAAGACTGGAATAGTTCTCAATGAGCTTGTATATGTGCTGGCTAAGGCGGTAAGGGAGCTGGCGGAAAAAGTAGATGAGCTAGAAGGGAGACTACGATGAGCAAGAACCTGACTGAGATGCTTGCAGATATCAGACTAGACCTGTACGACACAAGTACTACTTGGAGTAATGCAGAGCTAACTCGCTGCATCAAGCGAGCGGTAGGAGACCTCAGCCGCTTCCTGCCTAGGGAGCTGATGCATGAGGTTACTATAGACACAGACATAGATGATGAGTCCTTCACCACTCCCGCAGCATCCGATACTGATGCCATTGTGGATGCAAAGGACATCTCTTCCTCTGTGGCTGGCGATACTTGCACTATTGCAGACTATACACCAGACTTGCCTCGCCCCATAATAGTGACTGTTACGGACGCTAATGCTAGCATCACTGCCTTCCGAATTATTGTAAAGGGTAATGATGCTGACGAGAACTACATAGAGGAAAGCTTTTACCTAGCGGGAGGCTTGGTACAGACAGGCAAGCGCTATTTCAAGCGAGTTACCGAAGTAGAGATTGACGAGATTACTGGAAATGGTGCAAGTGACGTGCTTGACGTAGGCACGGGCAGCAGCACAGGAGTCTGGATGCAGCTGGCTAACAGGCCTATCGAGCATGACAGCGAGGCTATAGACGGCAGCTATACCAGAGACACCGACTACGAGATGGACTATCAGCAAGGACGCATCTGTCTGAAGTCTGGTACTACCATGAGCGAGGGAACAGCCTACGTTATTGACTATACTAAGAGCCTAATCCATGTAGACCTTAGCAGTCTGAAGGACTTCATCCGTGTGGACAGAGTGGAGTACCCTGTGGGAAGTGTGCCGCAAGATTTTGTCACGCCAGAAGTCTATGACAAGATACTTATAATCAGAAGTGGTCAGACTCACTCACAGGAGAAGATGTCTGATGAGTACCACGTCTGTATCTACTACAGGGCCAGTCAGCTGCCGCCCAACGCTTCTGCTCCAGGCTCTTATCCTAGCTTCCTAGATTATACTGTAGAGCTTGCCGCAGCTGCTTATGCCCTGTTTATCAAGGCTGTGATGTATGAGCACCAAGCAATAACAGACTTTGCTAGCGCTAGGACAGAAACAGGATTAGCAAACACGGAAGCCGATAAGGTTGCGGCAGAGGTTGCTCTAGCGAACACTGCGCTAGATGGCGTCAGTTTCACTAACAGCGGTACGTACATAGCTGCCGCCGTGACTGCCCTGACCGCTGCTAATGGTGAAGTGGCTTTGGCTAATGCCGCACTTGATGCTGTAGCCATGACAGACATCGAAACCGCTCTTGCTGCAGCGAACACTATACTAGATGCTGTGCTTTCAACTTCACTTGACAGAGCGACTGTTGGTGCCGAGGGACTTCTTGACGCAGGAGACGACCATATAAACGCTGTGGGACTGGGCAACAGAGTACCCGAGAATTATAGGGAGTTCGCTCAGGCCAGAGCCGACATAGCTCGTGCTAGGGTGGAGACTGCGCTTGCTTACGCTCAGGAGGCTGCTCAACGCCTAGCGGAAATGCAAACATACATAAGTGAAGCTTCTGGCTATAGCACGACAGCTGCTAGCTACATCAACGAGGCTGCGCAGCGAACTAATGCCGCTATTGCTGAGCTACAGGAGCAGCAGGCTATGATAACCCAAGCACAGGGCTATTTGGGAACTGCATATGCTTACCAGCAGTCGTGCCAAGCTTATCTAGGAACGGCAAATATCTACAGTCAGGTTGCACAAGCTAACTTACAGGCGGCGCAGGTATTCAGGAATGAGGCTATTGAGCGCAGGAACGAGGCTTGGACAATCTGGAGGAGCCCCCCGGACTACGCTCCTATGTATACACTAGGTACAGGAAGGATTCCTGGAGGTGGTTAGCAAGAAGAAGAAAGCTGCCATGCTAGCTATTCTTGCCGTGATGGAGGAACAGGTAGAATTACTCAGAAAGTACATCGTCATGATTGATGAGGAGAAGGATGTGAAGAAGAAGTAGAAGCACAGAAGGAGTCTGGGGGTTGCGCATCCAGCAAAACACGCACAGGCTCCGGTCAGTGTAGTTGCCGCACTAGGCCGGAGCCATTACTCTCTCTGGTGGAGCCTTTCTCGGGTTAGTCGGCTCTACTGGAAGCTCCCACATGCCATGTATAGGGTGGGATTTAAGACGCAAGCAGACACAGAGACTCCCAGCCAGCTGCCAGAACGCATGAGGCTCATCAGGATTGAAGTCGTCATCTGTAGGATGATTGCTCACTCTCTTCTCCCCTCCTTGTATGCAGACTGAATTGCCGTATAGACTACTACTGGTATCGCCAGCCAGAACCCCCATATGAGTGATAGTTCAGTATAGAAGGTGCTAAGTGTGGGAGTCCAGCCCACAGTGTTCCAGATTATGTAAGCCCCGATTGCTTCAGCTCTTGCTATGGTGTCAATGCCGAAGACAAAGATAGCCCTAGTTAATTCTGCTGCCGGGTACAGAGCTAAGAAGGCTACACCCAAAGCTATAAGCAAGCTAAACTTCTTCATCAGTGCCACCTCGTATTCTTTTGTACTTGGAAGGGAATGTGGACGGGAGCTATATTCTCCAGCTGCTCTACAGGAAACTCAATGCTCCCATCACAGTCTATAGAATCATGCACTTGTATTGCCAGCGGAAGCTTCGCCTTCTCGCATATGATGAGTGCTCGCTTCATTACCTCACCATCGCTTCCAAGAATGGGGTAAGCAGAGCCCTTCCTTTTCATGGCTTCTAGGTCAAGCTTCCCAAACTTCGTCCACTCTTCTTCTATATGTACTTCCCTACCGAAAAGTGTGGGTAAGGCCTTTCCGTTCTGTATCGCGTATTCTTGCGCCCCTCGTATCCACTCACCAGCATCTCGATATAGTTCAAACCAGCCATCTACAAAGGACTGGCAAAGTTGCAAGTTGTGAATTTTTGCGTAGTTCTGCATAACTTTTGCTGTCCCGCCATTTTGCATACCATAGTTCACACGTTTCGCAAAGTCTCTTGTTATATTCATTCCTCGTGCTGTTATCATATGTATATCAGCATCTGGATTGGGCTGCCCATCAGGTAATCTCCTTGGCAAAGAGTATATCTCTTGCATCTTTCTATCGCCGCTGAAGTGCATCAATATCCTTAGATGCTCCTGGCTAAAATCCCCGTGAGTAAAGGTGCCACTGTCAGGCATGAATATATAGCGTAGCTCTGGGGGCCAGTTCTGCAAATTAGTCTGACCCTTCTCGCCGCCACCAGAAGAGGTAGTTCTGCCAATCACGGTGTCAAGAGAATATTCTGTATAAACCCTATCAAAACCCTTCAGTGGCCTAACGTACCGTGTCAGCAGAGTATTCTTCTCCCTATAGTTGAGAACAATAGCAGCAAGCGGGTCATCGCAGAACTGGAGAGTCTTCTCATCTGTCTTGTATTGCTTCTTACTTTTGGCCAGCGGGAGGAAGTTTCCTCGCTTAGCTAGTATATAGCCTACTTGCTGCGGGCTGCCTGGGTTGAAGTCCTCCTCCGCACACAGCGCCCTGTAGTAGGCAACTTCGGTTTCCAGCCGCCGCTCCTCATAGGCTCGGGCTGCTTGGTCAATCTTCAGCCCTCGCTGGCTCATGTCCACCAGTATAGGAATAGCTGCCATCTCTACGTTGAAGTAGTCAGTATCAATATCTGGCAGCAGGTGATAGAATAGCTTCAGCGTAGTCGTAGCGTGAGAAGCGCACATAGCAGCCACAGCTTCAGTAGGAACACCAAGCATATCCTTTGCTCCATACTCTGCCATTAAGTCACTTGCTGTAGTAAGTACGATGCCTAGCTCTAGCGATAGTTCGCTCAGCTTGACCTGCGCCTTTCCCAGCATCCGAGCCATCACCAGCGTATCCGCTATGTTGCTGTCATCTACGGTAAAGTCCGCTAATCCTATGGGCAGTACCTTGATGTCAAACATAGCATTCTGGTAGACCTTCTTGATAGCTGGGTCAGCTAGCAATGGGCGGATGAGCTCTACCTCAGGGTCAAGTTCGGGGAATGTCTGGAAGTACCAAGCTTCTTCTGGTGAAGTAGCAACGGCGAAGCCTATGGGCATCTTATTCTTCAAGCTAATAGTCTCCACGTCAATAGAGACGAAGGGAGGAGGAGACTCAACCAGCTGCTGTCTGAAGAGCTCCTTGCTGACCTGCTTGCGGCCAAAGTACCTGACCGACACTAGTTCTTTCCTTGCTGCAGCTTGGACAAGTATCGTATAGGTGCTTCCTGATAGTCTATGCGAAAGACGTAGGCAGTACCACAGCTAACGCAGACGTCTGTGTACAGACTGACTATGGGCATAGTCAAGACTGCGCTTGTCATAGGAAGTAATTGCCTCACTTCCCTGTTGTAGAAGTAGACATCTCCGTGCTGATGCTTACCTTGGAGCTCTAGCTTGGTGTGTACAGAGTCAAAGACTCTTTGAGAGCCCCCGCACTTAGGGCACTTGTATTCTCCTATGAGCTCGTACTTGTTCTGTTCTGTTGTCATGCTGGCCTCCTAAAGGTTATTAAGTCCTCTTCATCTACGGTCTCTAGCCCTGCTGCCCTATTCACCGCACTGTAGCCGCCTCCTCTAGCGTACCACTTGTTCCAAGCAGCAAGTTCCCAGCCCATCTTGACGCAATCCTTGTGTGTGCGAGTAGGAAGTCCCAGCTGCTTTCCCTTCTCCATGTGGTCTTTGATAATGATAGTCATAGTGCCGCCAGCCCTTACTGTTTGTAAGCATTTCTTGTAGAAAAGCTCTATGCGCTGGTGATACAAGAACGGGTTAAGGTTTGTGAAGTTATCTGGATGAGCGCTGTAGTCAGCAGCTGCGCCATAGCCTAAGTCTTGGCTAGTCTTATCCATAGTACCCTTCTTCTTCAAGCCCATAGGATAGGGAGGCGAGAATATCAAGTGGTCACAGAAGTCGGGAATGGGTAGTAGCTTGAAGCTATCGCCTGGAACGAGAGTCGGGGTAATCGTGTAGTCCAGAAGCTTGACGTTGCTCTCTAGTATGCGCTGATATGGAGCTTCCAGTTCTATCATTGAGATTTCTCTGCCCATGACAGCACCTACGAGTATCGTCCCTGTGCCTGCAAAGGGGTCTAGGATATGCTCACCGGGCTCTGACACATATTCCACTAGCGCCTTCACCATCCAAGCATTAGCCTTCGCCACGTGCATAGTGGGGTCTAGCGCAGGGAATAGCTTGGCCC